CCTTCTTTGCTAGAAGTAACACGGTAGCCAAGTCATCCATGTCGAACTCAATATCGGGGGGCCACCATCCAGTTGCCAGAAGCAAATCTGCTAACTGTCGCCTGATGCTGTGGCTTCCGTAGGGTTTGCTTGCGCGGAATCCACCACGTCGAAACTGTCCACCGCCAACAGCCAAGTGTCGTAATCGCGTGATTCGCGTTTGCCGACCGTCAGCTGATGCCAGCACATGAACATCAAATCGTCAATACCAATGCCGCCTTGGAGATCGCTGACACGGCGCTTGAACTTGCGTTCCCATGCAGCGACCGTCGCAATGGTCGTCGTGATTTGTTCTGTAACCAATTCCGCTGCGGGTGTCGTGTACGACACCTTGATGGTTAGTTTCACGGCGTGGTGTCCTCGACCAGCACGCCGCCTGTGACGGTGATTTCCACTTCGGACAGTTCACCGACTGAACCGTTCACTACGTCGAGCGATTCCAGGTAGCCGCCAGTGATTTGGAACTCGGGATTCGTTGCCGAGATTGCATCCCCGGTTGGCTTTACTGCCACGTACACGTTGGTGCCGACCAATGCGGTGAGGTCAACGTAGGTGCCTGGCGTTGCCGAGTATTCCATCAACAGCGTGGCGGTGACCGTAACGTTGGTGAGTCCACCCACGTATTGGCGGCCTGTGTTGCCGAAAGATGTGCTGTCGAGTGATTCACGCGATTTGGTGATGACGACGCTCTTGCACTGGTCGGTCAAATCCTTGATACCGGCGAGGTTGACACCGATGCCGAAGGTCGGGGTTGCGAGGTATGTGGTTGCGTTGGCCATGTAGCAGATCTCCTCTACGTCGAGGGTCGCTGCTTACCCGTTTGGCAGTCTAGTAGCCCTATGGGCTGACTTTGGTGCGTATTGTTAGCTCGTACGCAGGGTAGTCAGCGCCGCCATATGAAACTGTGGTGGGCCGTGCCTCGGTCAATCCGATTTGTGCTGCACGGACTAGATCAGCCAAATCCAACAGCTGATCAAGCGTGCGATTGTCGCCGGTGCCAAGGCCGACTATCACGACGCGATATTCCATGTCTGCAACCACGTTGCTAGCCATCATGATGCTTGGCGCTTCAACTATGCAGCAAGGTACGTTGATATTCCGTGGGTCATCAAACACACGTAGCCCGGTAATCGTGCCAAGCTTCGTTACCAGCTGGTCGTAACCATCCTTGAACATGTTCGCCATGTCAGGCCACCTGTGGCTTATTGACTCCGAGCAGGCGCAGGATCTGTCCGTAATTGCCAGTTACCGGGCCACCTGTTGCTAGTGGGTCAAACGATGCAAAGGCTTCGGTGCTGCCACGCTCGCGGTACAAGATGGCTGCGTACTGCACGGTGCCCAACTTGGCATCGCCACCTGGCACCGAGCTTGGCGAGTCGAAATAGCCGGACTCCTGACGCTTGCGGTATGCGAATTGGTTGGCTGCGCTGATTGCCATGTTGGCAACGTCCAGGTCGGCGCTCGGGTTGGTGAATGTGAAGCCCAAGTAGTCCTCCAGGTCATCCAGGACAATCCAGGAGCACGTGATGGTGTAAGTAACACTGCCGGTGGCAGCTGCTCGATCAGCGTCATCCGTGGTCAGCGCGAACTGCACCTGATTCGGGATGATGGTGTCAGTGTCGTACTGGTAATCACCCTGCTGCGATACGCCGATGAAGTAATACTCAGGCAACGCCAGAATCTTGTGCGTGCCATTCCACGTGGCGTTGATGCCACTGATGGTTATTGACTGTCCGACCTCGAAGTTGTGAGGCTCAAGCAACTGAACGATGGCAACATTACTGACAACCTGTTTATGGGTTACCGAGTAAGTCGCCACCGTTCAGAGTCGCCTGGAGGGAACGAACTATCAAACGCTGGTGCGGTTGATGAACTTGTTTGCGTCAATCATTAACGTGGCGAAGTAGCCACGGAACTTGATGTAGCGCGACAGCGAACCGTCAGCCGCTTCGACTTGGATTGCACCTTTTTGCTGCTCAAAGATTTCGAAGCCCGATGGGTCTCCGATGATGAGCGTGCTTGCCGAGAAGTTGCGATCCACAACGACCTGGAGGCCGAATGCGTTGCCGCTTCCTACGCCGGGAACCAAGTTGCCAAAGGCGTTCATTGGGCCGACTTGTGGGAACAGTGGGCGGTCAGCTGTGTCGGTCAAAGCGCCGAGCTTTTCCCAGATTGCTGGTGCCACGAACATGTGGGTCGGCAGGTTGCCGTTGCTGTTGCTGAGAATGTCTGCTGAGGCCGCGTACACGAACTCCACCCACTTGGTTGGGTCGGTGAGGTTGGCATCGGTGAGCGTGAGCGTCACGGTTGCGCCGGTGTTGAGTGCGTCAGCTGCCACGTTGTCGGTTTCGTTGGCGTAGATACGCGCCATGTCATCGACCAGAAGGCCGAGAACTTCCGGCTCAGTCCAGTCCATGTCCTCCTCGGACAGGCGAACGTATCCGCCGTACACATCCTTGGTGACGTTGTTGTTTGAGACAACGAACGTGCCCTGATCGAGGTTGGCGTTTTCGCCGTTGGATGCACCAATCGTGGTGTTGGTCGTGACCTTCGGGCGACGGAACACTTTGCCGCCACCGGGCATTGCCTTGACACCGATTGCATCGCACACCGGGCGCAGGCCACGGAAGTTGTTGTAGACCGGGCCGAGGATTGGCTCGGGCAGGATGCCGGGCGTGTCGGTCGTGACTACATCGGGCGCAGCAGCCTTGATGTTGGCAAGGAACTCTTGCGCTTCGGATCCACCGCGGATGATCTTGCTGATGTACTCAGCAGCTGATGGCAGCTTGAACTCTTTGCGCGGTGCAGCGAACAGCATTTGTGGTGCTGGTGCTGGTGCAGGAACTTCGGCTGGTGCTTCGACCTTGACTTCTGACATTGTGGTTGTCTCCTCTTGGGGTTCGGTCGCTGCAACCTCTGTAATCATAGCGTCCTTAAATGCAGGTGCTGTTACCAATGATAACTCCACCCAGTTCGCTTTTTTGATGATCATGGTGCCGTTGTCGTCGTAAGTCGCGTCAACTACGTCAACGCCGACCGATACCGAGTCCACGGCCTCATCCTTGATGAGCTCGAGCATGTCGTTGCCCTCGGAGGTGGCGCTGATTCGTGCCGTGAACAGCATGCCTTCCTCGGAGTCCAGACGGCCTGTAACTACGCCGACCGGCTGCTCAGAATCGTGATATTTCAACAATTTCGGCTTCTTGCCGGTCACTGGCAGGGCACCGCGCTCAAACTTGACGCGAGTGCCATCGCTAACGGTGGCTTCGGTGTTCCAGGGGACGGCAACGCCGCTGATCGAGCGTGGCTTCTCGCCATCTTCGGCAAGCACAAACGTGTTCTCGGCTGTTAGGCGAATCATCATGCCTCACTTTCGTCATTAGAGGGTAGCCCCCGAGCCGGTGCAGCGTTGTCCGACTCGGGAGACATTTCGGCTTCCTCCAGGTAGCTCTCCACGTCAAGGTAAATGTAACGACCGCGTGGTGTCACGCTGTTCTGGCTCAGAGTCTGCTCAATGCAGTCAATGAAGGGTTTGGCACCGAATAGGTACAGGTCTTGGCGTGCTTGCTGTGCGTTCTGATACGTCATGCCCGAACCTGATGGTGCACCAACCAGGTACGGAGGAATGTTTGCCAGGCGTGCCATTTCAAGCGCCTGATATGTGCGTGCCTCAGTGAGCTGCAACTTGCTCGGATCCATGTACGACTCCTTCCAATCGACGTACTGGTTCAACGCAGCAATCGCATTGTTATTTCGTGCAGCTGCAAAGCCTGCAGCGAGCTCGGACAATTCCTCACCACTCAAAGGCTCACCTTCGGTCTGTTTCAGCACTCCGGCTGGTGTTTGATTCTTGGCAAAGCGTTCAGCACTGGTGTCCAGGTTGATGTTGGTACGGATTGAGCGTGCACCCATGGTCAGCAATCCCTGGATGGGGCTGAGAAACTGCACTACGTCATTTGGGTCTAGCCGGTAGCCGTTGAAGTACACCTCTTTGCTGGGGCCGAACCATTGTGGGCCAGCCTGGTCACGTGTCTGCACGTTGTCTGCCGGGATCCATGTGAACGTCGCTGGAAAGCCATTGCCAAAGCGAGAGGTCACTATCCAGAAGCTCCTGCCGTAGAACAGGAGGTCATCGGTCGTCCAGGACATGATGAAGTTGCGTGTGACGTTTGGGTCGGGCTGATGAAACCACGTGTCATCAGGTAGGTGCACGTCCTCGTAGTCCTCTCCCACCCACTGTTTCGAGTATTGGTGAATCTCTAGGCAGCCGACCATCGAGCAGATCAGGTCACGTGCTCGGCTGATGGTGGGTATCTGAATGGCAGCCGACCTGTTGAAGTCGGTGGTGTAAGTCATGAAGTTGCCGACAAGCGGATTGCCTGCAGCGCCAGCAGCGCCTACTTCAGCCTTCGTGTTATTAGCGACAGCGCGCTTGAGAGAGAATCCAGCCATTGTGCAGTTGAGTCTAGGCGCTCGATGCAATGACGGGTCGGTTGACCATCGGGCGTGGTCTGCTCATCATGCCAACAGCCCACACCAAGCACCGCGCCAACTCAATCGGCCCGGACGATTTCTGCGACGACAACGCGATAGCGCCAGGAGTACGAACCGCCACAGCTCGACCAACATGCTCAGCCAACATCGTTTCACCAGTGTGCTTGACGCGACCTTCGTTGATCAAATTCTTGACCATCGACGTGTACCGGCTGATCTCCTGGTACCCGACCAGCACCCTGCGACGTTGCAGATCGGAGGGGCAGTTGGTGTCCAGTGTCGGCGTGATAGCAACTTGCAAGCCTGAGTTGGAGGCCAACTGGTGTCGAATGTTATCCCAGACCTGTGTGA